CTTCTGGCGCTTCAAATGTATAGAACTAGTCTTGTAATTCCATATTAATTCAAAATTTCAATTAAAAAATAAAATAGTAAATTTGATTCTGATTTACATATATTTCTTTACAATATATCAAATTCAAATTTAATTGAGGGGTACCATGCACGATCATTATCTTGATCGAAGTAGTTGCTGTCTTGAGTAATCTCGTAACCTTTGGCAGTTATTACGTTCTTAACATTTTGCCATTCTGATCCTGGAAGTTCATCTTGAGTTTTAAAGGTTAACTTACCAAACCCTCTATCTTTACCGCTATATTGACCAAGTGTTACGTATATATCATCTCTATTGTAGGTATCTTTTAATTCAGCTTCTAATTTCTTAGCTTGTTGATCAAACTTATATAGTTCTTCTAAGATGATATTTGTTAATTTCATTTTTTTATTACTTTTAATTCTAAATCACCTGTGCCTTTTATTAACCTGTGATAAGTACCCTTTGGTATAAATATACGATTTAATTTCTTAGGAACCTCGTTATCTAATTGAAATTTCCAATCTGTTTCGTGTAGCGGTTCAATAATACGATCTTCTTTATCTCTATGCCATACGAACTCAAGACTGGGGGTGTCCTCAGAAAATGTTCTGGTATTATCTACCTCGGTGTATGGTCTACCAGTATCCACTAAAGTTTGATGACCCTCCTAGGCTTTTCCAATAACGTCCAATATTACAGGACCAATACCCTGCTTTTGTTTTATCTTTCTTAGCTGCGCACTTATGACGTGCTGCAAAAGAAGCTCTTGCTCCTTTCTGCTTAAATTTAACTGATAAGCCGGTGTCTCCAAAAGATACTTTTTTAACGTTACCTTTATCGGACTTAACGTAAACGTAGAACTTTTTAGAGCCTCCACGCTTTGGTTTGTTTAATGCTACTTTTTTCCCTTTGTATTCTGCTTCCGGTATATAGTTAACGGCTGCCTTGATCATGTCAAAGCCGTTGTAATCCAAATCTTCGTTATTATGTTTAACAGCTTTTCTAAACTGCTCCATATTAATTTCAATACCAATAGATTCACATAGTTCTTTTATTTCAGCAAAATCGATTAAACCTTCTAATGTTGCTCCTTCATCTAATAGCTCTTCGTTTTCCATCATGCTATCAATATAATCTCCTATTTCGAATAAGGGATTGTACTTAACTGATACCATGGGTAAATCTAAAGGAACTTTCATTCCATTATAATCTCCATATTCTCCTATGTCTGTTGTCTCAAGTAACTCTCTATCTTCATCTTCTAATTCTATATCCTCGTCGCTAAGAGCTTCTCTTGCTTCTTTGAATAAGTTAATAAAGGCTTCGCTAGAATACCGGTAGACATGTTCGTGTAAAGAGAGCCCATTGTCTAAATGGTACTTTAATGATGGGTAGCCTATAAGTTCTTTAAGTTTTATCATAAGTCAAAATCTTTTCTGTAGAATTTACCTAAAACGTTATCGTTAATGTAATTATCACGAGTCTCAAGTACTTCGTTTATAAATAGGTGTTTACATTCATAATACGTAAGTAACTTCTTAGTAGGTACAAATTCTAATATCGTTCTAGTAAAATCTCTTGGTTCTCCTTCTTTAACTAGTTTTAGTATTTCTTTCTGAGAACCGTAATAAGTCACCCAATCAGATTCTGTTATTACTTTCTGTTTAGCAGGAGTTCTTCCTCCTATTCCTTTTGCTTTTCTTTCTAATCTTAACTCTTCTAATGCTCTTTTTCCTAATCTTTTGTTACGTTCAAAAAAGAGAACTTTCTTGCCAATATATTTTATACCAGTTGGGATGTGTTTAGTCTCATAGATAAAGCCATAGGTGCCCTTAGGCATGTCGCTTATCTCTGTGATCATCCTCCCCTGGTGTGTCCAGGTCGGGTTTGTCATTTCCATAGTTTTAGATTTTGTCTCTAGAGCTGCTTAGATTTTAGCTCATCGATTTGTAACTGCTGGTCCTTAATAGCTTCTATTAATAACGCGACAATTTTTTCATAACTTACTGCTTTGTAGCCCGAGTCTCTTGTAGTAACAAGTTCAGGAAGAACTGCTTCAATATCTTGAGCAAGTACTCCTATATCGTGACCAGTTTTAGAAGTCACATCTGATATGTTTTCTTTCCAATCAAACGATACTCCTTTAATTTGTTTTACTTTATTTACTGCATCGGGAATTACCTCGATATTTTCTTTTAATCTTTCATCTGATGAGTAGTACGCTGTAATGTCTCCAGTAGCTACTATTTCTCCTGTTGTACCTGTTGCTGCTGCTCCTACTCCAAAACTATCAAACTGTACATCAGAGGTTGTTGTTAACCCTCCGTTAAAGTTAACATAAGAAGAGGTAGTGGCGAATGATGATGATGTAACAGTTCCAGCTACATCTGCTCCTAGTATATAAGAAGAGGTGATTGCATTTTCTATTGAACCTGTTAATGTACCGTTAATAATTCCTGTTACGATTAGATCTCCAGAAATTGTTGCTGCACTAGCAGTTAAAGGTCCTGCTAAATCAATTGAACCGGTAAACTGATGTTTATCAGATGTTTCGTCTCCAAATATATTACTACCAGTAGAAAATGAAATAGATGAACTTACAACTGTAGTGTTTATTTCAGTAGCATTAATAGTACCTGTTACTGTAAGATTACCTGTTAAAGTATCTGTAGTGTTCTTTAAGTAACTATCTGCTACTGATGCTGAGGTTATTAATTCTACCCAGCTTCCGTTATGAGCATAATAAGCTTTACCTTGGTCGTGTACGTGTGCAAACATTCCGTGGTAATTTGCTGCAGTAGGTAAAGAGGCAATTGTTGGGTAGAGGAATCTAATTTTATTATTAGGTCCTGTTACTTCAACTATACCGTCTATTGAACCGGTTCCTTTTAAATTTATACTACCTGTTGAGTTTAAAAGTATATTACCAGTTTGAGTTAAACTTCCTACAGTAGTTGTATTTCCATTTCTAACCTCGTTGCCTAAACTTAAAGCACTCCCTGTATGTATTAAGTCCCCTGTTAAGGTTATATCACCAGTCTGTGTTGTGTTTCCTACTTCAATTACATTACCTGTAATATTAAAGTCACCTACTTGAGTCTTGTTACCTGAATGTAAATAACTCCCGGTTTGGGTGTTATTTCCTATATGAAGTTTTTGACCTGTTACTGTATTGTTTCCGGTCTGTACTTTATTACCGTCGAAGTTTTGATTACCTGTAATAGTCTGATTACCTGTCTGAGTTAGTGGGCCTTGTAAGTCTTCACTCCCTAATATAAGAACAGAACCAGTAAGTTGATGTGTATCATCCGCTGTATCTCCAAATTTATTAGAACCCGAGGTATACATTATTGAAGTTGCAACTGTAGTAGTAATAAACTTTTGAGCTGTAACTGTACCATTTACATTTACATTACCAAAATGATTGTACGCTCCAGTGACGTGAAGTATGCTACTAGAATAGTTGAATCTAAAATTAGGTGAACTAGTTAAAAATTCGTTTGAACCAGAAGCGTTATTTCCTGATTTTAACTGTATGTATGTATCTTGTCCAGATGCAGATGGGAAAGGAAGATGTACTGGTGACCCTAAAGCTTCAGGTTTAAATAAACTTACTGTATTATTATTTACAGAAGCAGAGTTAAAGTACTCTCTAAAATTCTGATCTAACTCATCTTGAGTTAACGGCGATCCTTTTGTTCCTCTAAATGTAAGTCCCATTAGTTATTCTCTAAATTAGTTATTCTAGTCTCAAGTTGATCAATACGTGCATTTTGCTCTTTTACTGCTTCTATTAAGACTCCGACTACGTTGCCGTAGCTAACAGATAGCCATCCTTCCTTATCTTCAAATACTACTTCTGGTATACTAGAGGATACTTCTTGGGCGACAACTCCTACTTGTGTTCTACCGTCCATATCAAAAGTTACTCCTCTAGAATTTAAAATTCTATCTAAGGAACCTGTAATAGTGGTAATGTTTGTTTTGAATCTTTCATCAGATACTTGACTTATTGTACCCGTAGCTCCTATACTTCCTGATACATATAGCTTATGGCTAAGAACGTTAATTGGTTCTGCTACCCCTATACCTACACTTCCGCTAGAATCTACTAAGAAACCTTCTGCGCTATTTAATCCAGCACTTCCTGAAAAGAAAGCTACTCTTCTATCAGCACCTAAGCTACCTATTCCTTTAAGAAGAGGTACTCTATGTGATTGTATATTTACTGGTACGTTTAAACTACTTGAGTAGTGTAAAACTAAAACTGTACCGCTATTGTCTATGGAACTAGAATAGAAATACGAACCAAAGTTAGTATCCATTTCACCATAGGTTAAGCCTTGTCCTTTATTTGCTCTAAACGTTATCGCCATTATAGGTCTATTTTAACGACTAATGTCATATCTGTGTTTAATGGTTTTGGTACGGGTCTTCCGGTTTTTGCTACAGCTACTAATTGATTGGCTTCGTTATAAAGACCAATTGTTGTAATGTAAGGAGAGAATGCACTCCCTGTTACATTTGAAGCTATAACTCCATTTGAACCTGTTACCGCTGTAGGATTAAATGTATGATTCATTTCTGAATCTTTAATCTTACAATGTACATTATATGTATAAATAGGTTGGTTTGATTTCCATCTCAATTTATGTCTACTATATGTACTATAGTATCTTGCTGTTTTAGGATCAGTGATGATCGCTAGCCCTTGATTGTAGATAATATCTCCAATTATTTGCTTAGGGTTGGTATAATTTTTTTCTGAACCGCTATAGATTAGATTTCCATCGCCATCGTCTATAATTTCGATTCTCTGTTGACTTTGATTAGGTATAATATATTCTTCTGGAGATTCTATAACATAATCTTCTTCGTTTTCTACATAATCATTACCGTCTATAATGTTAGAACTGTACCATTCGTTTAAGTTCTCTATATAGCTATTGGTTCCGTCTACTTTATTTTGAGCGTACCCATCGACTACATACTTGTCTCTATCTTCCATTAAAGGTTTAATAGAAATCGTATTAGGTTCTAAATGTGTACCAAAAATATTTTTTGGAAAAGATATTACTCCTACTTCATCTTGTAAATTTCTAGAACCGCTATAAGTTAATGTAGTTTGTAGAGATAAATCTCTTGATCCAGAGTATATTCCGTCTCCTATTCTATCAGCGTAAAATGAATGATTAACACTATCAAAAACTAATTTTTCGTATCTACCATTACGGTAGTCTAAAGGGTAGGGGTATCCAGGTGTAGAACCTGAAAAGCCTCTCAACGTCTCTATTCCATAACCTGAAAGTAGACTACCTGTTACTTCCCATTGCTTTTTAGCAACATAGTCAGATATAAAGACATCTTGACGATTTAGTTTTTTGTATGTGCTCATTCATTAATAGTCAAGCTTGATTCTAACGAGTGCTTCTTTTGTAAAATCTTTTAGAAGTGGTCTAGAAAGTTTTGCAACTGCTAATAAGTCGTTATTATCATTATATAATCCAACTGTAGTTACAAAAGACTGTGGAGAGTTAATCATAACATTATGTCTGATTTCTCCTGATCCTGTAATCAACGATGGGTTAGTAGAGTAGTTAAACTCAGCATTTCTTGCTCTTACAAATATAAAGTTAGATGAAATAGTTTCTTCTGATTGAAGTCTGAATTTAGGTTCTCTGTTTATAATATCATAGAAGCGTCTAGTGTTAATTGCAGAGACAGGATTATTATTCCTATTTGTGTTTAACTTTAAACCTCCATCTTCAATATTTCCATCTAATGCTGAACCGTTAATTAGAATTACTCCAATGTCTGGTAAAAATTTACCGTAAGAACC